TTCAATGGACGCGCTCTTGGAGGCCGGTTACACGGACCAGGAAGACAGCGACATACTCGCAGCGACGTTGCCGACTAACAAGATTGGTATCGTAGTCAACAACATCCCTCACCTCAAGAAGAAACAGGGAGTAAACACGTTCGGTTCGCTTCAGCGTGAAAGAGATGAGAGAATAAAAGAGTTACGCGCTAGAGAAACGGTTTACGACTAATGGGTGCTACCGCATCATGGAATCTTCAGAGTGGCAGAATAGAGCCTTACGTATCGTTGGACGAAGTTAAGTTCTCCGCTACGGCAGCAGCGATTGACTTCACCAACTTGATTGAAGACGGTTCCGCAGCAGTCCAAGACCGCGCGCTCTCAGAACTGATTGTACGCGCTTCCGTTAAGGCCGACGAATACACGATGGGCCAGTACGGAACGTTGAACGCTACGAGCAACACAGAGAACGGACGCTACAAGCCGAACCGTTACGGTCAGTTAATCATCAACCCTTACTTCACGCCGATTCTGGAAGTAACCAACTTCGCTTGTGGCTGGGGGCCTGGTCAAGGATTGAACCCAGTAGTAATCAACAACGACTCATGCTCCATCGAGCGCGAAGAGTTCATTGTCACTTACACGTCGTCCGTCGGATTGCAGATTGGACCACTTCAGATTGCTGGTGGTAACTGGGCCCCTGGCTGGGAGATGTTCTGTGAGTGGACGTACGTGAACGGCTGGGCCAACTCATTCACCAACTCAACTTCTGCAGCCGGTAGCGAAACGATTACCGTAAACGACTCACTCGGTATCTACCCTGGCATGAACTTGACTATCTGGGATGGCATGAACGACGAGTACGTTCAGGTAGACACTTCCTACGACGGAACTTCCACCACCATCCCCCTGGTTAATCCGCTCCGGTTCAAGCACGGTTCTGGCGTGAACGTATCTGCGCTTCCCCCTACCGTCAAGCAAGCGGTAATCCACTTCGTAGTGGCTCTCATCAAGCAGCGCGGTCAAGGCGGAGTGGTCATCAACGAAGTTGGCGAGCCTTCCGCAGTTACTCCGCGAGCCGAGAGTTCCGTTGAGGACGAGATGCAAGCCTACGATTTGCTCGACCTGTACAAGGTTGTATGGGGTCGTGCTTAGTGTCACGCGCTACCGTACGAGCAGCGATTGTCTCTTACCTGGAGAACGCAAACATCACTTACTTGTCGCAGGTATTTCCTTTCCCGGCAAAGTTCACGAAGGAATCTGAGTTCTTCGCAGGTGAAGACCCAGGAACACAGGCCGGAGCGATTCTGTACGTCTACTTCGAGCGAGAGTCCGAGAAGCGTATTGCTATGGGTGGCCCTCACAACGGACGTAAGGCTGTCGAATACACCGTCAGCCTTGACTGTTTGTTCCGTTCAATGAAGAAGAAGACGCAGGACGCAGGAGCCGACAACGAAGCGTTCCTGGACTCGTTGATTGACGCAATACGCGCTGAACGTAACGCTGGCGCTCCGGAAGTAATCTTCCAATGGGGTGAAGGAGTGTTCCCAGGTAGCGCGGACATTGACGTTACTTCCTACTATCCGCGTCAACTAAATGGCGGGGCATCCGAGAGTGAAGTATTCTCGTCAGTACGAGTCTCCGTCGTTGAGATTCTGGATACGTAGGAGCAGACGTGGCACAGTTCACTTACACCGACACCGTAGGTCGTGTTTACCCCAACATCGCTTACGACAACGCGACCCTTCTCGCTGTTCCCGGACAGACCTATGAACTCACGGCAGACCCAGGCGACGGACGCTGGGTTTCAGCAGTGACCACGAAGTCACAGGATACGGCCCCAGTTGCCGATTCTGAGCCTTCAACCGCTCCTACCGACCCAACGCCTAGCAACTAAGAAAGCGAACACTAAATGTCACAGCAGTTTCTTACCGCCAATAGTTACTTCGGACTAGCAAAGGAAACGAGTCGCGGTACTCTTCCAGCAAGTGGCGCGGTCTTCATTCCAGTAACGTCGCCCCAGGTAACTCCTACTCAGACGTTCATCCGTGATGAGGCCTTCCGTGGTTCTCCAACTATGGTGTTCGACCAGGTTCAGGGAGTTCGCCACGACGAGTACGACTTCAAGACGTACCTGTTCGCTGACACGTTCCCGAACTACATGGTTGCTCTTCTCGGTGGCCCGGACACCAAGACCGGCTCAGGTGCTTACTCACACTCTATCGGTCTTTACAACAATTCAGCGACTGGTTCTCAGCCATCTTCATACTCACTTCTTGACTTCGACGGTGCCAACTACTTCACGATTACTGGCGCACAGGCCTCTGACGCTACCGTTTCATTCGGTGCAGAAGTAGCAGCCGACATCGCGGTTAAGTTCATGGGCAACCCATACACTTCGTACACAACTGCTCCAAGCCCTTTCGGCACGTTGAGCCTTTCAACGGAACACTTGATTCCTGCTTGGAACACCAGCATCACTGTTGGCGGAACCGCTTCCGGTGGCACCGTTACTGGCGGAACTGCTTACACGTACGTCTCAACTGGTGAACTGAAGATTGACCGCAAAACCGCTCCTATCTTCACGATGGGAACTCAGGCTCCCCACACCGTTTTCGCTGGCCCACTCGAAGTGAGCGGTAAGTTCACCGCAGTCCTAGACAGTCAGAGCGACCCTTGGTCAACCGGCTCTGGCGCTAGCGCGCTCACGCGCGACCCACTGCCATTGGTTATTACGCTGACTGACCCCAACGACACCTCGGTTACTAACGCCATCACCTTCCAAATGTCAGCAGTTCAGTTCCAGAACGTTAAGCGCACTCGCGGAAAGGACTACGTTGAAGTAGAGATTGAGTTCACGGCTAACGCGAACAGCAACGACTCAGGAAGTTCTTCAACTTACAGTCCTCTTCTAACGATTACGCAGAACGCAATCAGCACCACCTACTAAGCCTTAAAGGGGAGATATGCCAGCGGTTAACTTACAAGACGGTACTTCAGTCATCATCGCAACTCGTCGTGAGTTGAGCGAGCGTTCTGTTCGCGCCATCAGCGACGCGTTCATGTCGGCCGGAGCAGCAGCAGCGAAGTTGGTTGAACTTGGCTTTGACGAAATGAAGCCGGAGACTTGGAGTGCCTGGTCAATGGTTCCGGAAGAGAACAAGGACGACGTACGCGGATATCAGGCGACGTTAATCCTTCACATGGTTAAAAGTTGGTCGAAGGGTGAACTACCTAACGCGGAATCCGTACTTGATTTGCCTAGTGAGACGTTCCAAGAGTTGTCGAATCTCTGCGGTATTGAGTTCAACAATGTTCAGTCATTCTCACCGGACGGTGTGACAGACCCAAAAGCGCCTACCGAAAGTTAAAGAAACTCCGCGCGTACCTTGAAGGGCGCGACGTTGAACTTGACGGTGAGTTGAACTCTTACTTACGTGAGTACCATTTCAGGAAAGCGTTTGGCGGTTCTCACGACGACTACCTAGACCAGCCCAGCGAAGTAGTGGATTGGTTGCTTACAATAGATGGGATAGTCAAGGAGATTCAACGTGGATAACATTTCGCTTCACGTAAACGGTGCGGACTCCGTTATCAAAGCGTTGGAAACTGCTTCCACTCGCCTTGACTTAGCCTCCCGAACGATTGTTGACCGCGGAGCGTTGCTCGTTGCAAACTACGCCAAGAAAGAGTTCAAGCCGAGCGGAACGCCTGACGATAACTACCCAAGTCCGACTCGTCGCACCGGAAATCTTCGCAACTCTATTGAACGCGGAGAGCCTGAACGAAAGTCAACTGGAACCTGGTCAAACAAAGTAGGGCCGACAGTTGTCTACGGTCGTCGCATTGAACTCGGTTTCCCAGGAATTAACGACGGTAAACGTGGACACCAGAGGACGCGCGCGTTCCCTTACTTGAAGCCAGGATTCGAGAAGTCTCGTTCTGACCTCATTGAACTTTACAACTCCGAATGGCGAAAGGCTCTTGACTTCTAATGGACTTCGTACCTCCAGTAATCATTGAAATCATCGCGAGTATCCGCGACTTCCAAGCCAAGAAAGACCAAGTAATCGGTGGCATGGAAGAAATCCAGACAGTCGGTGATTCGACTTCTGCGAAATTGTCTTACCTCGGTGGAAAGATTGTTGACTACGGCCTCCTCGCTGGTGCTGCCGTAGGCGCTGCTGCCGTAAAACTTGCTTACGACTACAACGAAGCACTTGATTCAATGAGGACGCAGACAGACTTGACCTCCAAGCAGGTTGACCAGTTGAGTCCACAAATTCTCAAGGTGTCTACCGCTACCGCCACTTCTTCAACTCAGATTGCCACTGCTTACACGCAGGTGATTAAGGCAGGAGTTCCGCTATCCCAAGTTCAATACGACGTTGCTGCTTCCGCAATGTTCGCGAAGGCACAGCAAGCGAGCCTCACGGATACATTGACCGCAGCGTTGAACATCCAGAAACTTCATATCACTGGAACGAAGAGCGTCTCGCAAACAATGGACATCTTCACGGATGCGATTCAACACTCTCGTCTAGCAGGTCAAGACATTGACAACGCCATGAGTGGCAAGTTCGTTAACACTCTTCAGGCTTACGGAATCAGCGTTAAGGAAGGTACGGTTCTTCTCGCTGGTTTCGCCAACGAAGGACGTACTGGAGTTAAGGCTACTCAAGTTCTTCAAACAGGTATCGCTTCTCTTGAGAAGCCAATGGTTTCAAGCACAGGTAAGTTAACCACCACAGGTAAAGCGTTGGCCCAATTAGGTATCAACCAAACAACTCTTGCTTCCGAGATTAAGAAGCCAGGTGGAATCCTTAACGTACTTCAATATTTGAACACCGCGTTCCAAGACAACGCGACTTCCGCTCAGAAGGCACAAGGCATTACTTCGTGGCTTAATCAAATCGTTGGCTCTCAAGCCGGTGGCGCGTTCGCATCTTTGATTCAACAACTTCCACAGTTGCAACAGATGCTGACGCAGATGAACACAACAGGTTCTAATAAGAGCGCGTTTCAAACATGGCTCTCGACTCCTGCTGGAGCGTTGGCGCAGTTCCGCACTTCACTTGAGAACGCTCTCATTCCGTTGGGTAACTTCCTACTTCCAATAATCTCAAAGGCATTTAGCGGAGCAGCGAAAGTATTCTCCAACAAAGATTTCATGACAGCGTTCTCTGGTATAGGTGCCGCAATCCTCGCTGGAATGGCTGGGTTCAAGTTAGCGAGTGTCGGAGTATCTATCGCGGAAGCGTTCGGTGCAACGATTGCAGCAGGTACCGCAACTTTGATTGGTTCCGCAATCGCAACGGCGATTGTTGCTGGACTAGCCATCTTTGGAATCGGGGGTAGTCATACTTCTCAAAGTGACTGGAACTCCATGCATTACGAAGAGCAGCAAAACAAAGCGGGATTTACCTGGGACGTATTTGCGACAACCGTCAACACATTTACAGGAGCAATAAACAAATTGATTGGTCCAGGTCCTCTTAAGATTCCTAACGTTCCAATCATTCACGGAAAGTTGCCAGGATACACAACGACACCTAACGGCAGAGCAGATATATCGGTTCCTCCTACTAGCGGAAAGGTAAGCGTTAAGGTTCACTAATGGCTGAAGGACAAGGACTATTCAACTCGGGAAACATAAACGAGATTGACATTGAAGTAGACGTGTCAGTAATCGCCAACGCTCTTCTGAACAACCAAGCGTTCCTTAACAACCTCGCGAAGGCAATAACTGTTATCCTCACCAAGCAAGCACGTACTAAAGGGAACCTGTTCGGACAATGGGCGCAGGTTACTAACCCTACGGCAGCGAACCCGAATAGGAAACTTCAATGACCCAACTCGCAGCAATACCTACGCTGAATGTGAAAGTGGCGTTCTCTCCAACGAACATTCAATCTCCTCCTTCCGCGCAGACTTTCACTGACGTAAGCCAATACGTTCGAGAGTTCGACACAAAGATGGGCCTACAACATTTCCTTGACCGTATTGAGGCAGGAACGCTTCGCTTGACGTTCGACAACCGTACCGGATACTTCTCTCAGACCGGAACTATTCTTGACACGCGACTTCCTATTCAAGTTACGGCAACTTGGGGAGGAACGACGTACAACGTTTTCTATGGTTTAACGGAAACAATCACGGAACGGATTACCGACGTACTCAACGTTGACCTTGAAGTTACGGCCTCCGACCTGACAAAGAACTTGTCACTTCGTTACCTTCAGTCTCCTGGGTTCTGGCAGCAGTACGCGAACGTAAGTTCAACGGCTGGATGGTATCGCCTTGGTATCACTTCAACGGCATTGGTGACTGGGGCAAGCAATCCTGGCTCAGGAACCGTAACCTACCAAGCGGTAAACAATTTCGTCGCTGGCCAGACCGTCAGCGTTACTGGATTGACCATTCCTTCCGGTTCTGGATACACCAGTCTCAACGTCACGAACGCAACAATCGCTTCAGTCGGTACTCGTAACTCTGCTGGTTTCTCCTCCTACTTCACTGTTTCCGGTTTCCCTTCAACCGTGAGCGCGTCCTCCGGTTCTGGAACAGCAATCATTAATCAAATCGTTGAACAAATTTCAGGAACAGTCACTACAGGGATGAACGGACTTATCTCTTTCCCTGGCAATGGCGCGCTCATTTACGACAGCAACGATTGCATTGACTTGACCAACGGAGGAACAGCGCCAACAGGTTCCGTTGTAATTCCTCAATCAACGAACGGCTTTGACTTCTGGATTCTTGGCCAGAGTATGCAGAACAGTCAGATAACGGAGATATCTGCCGTAGTCGGTTCCACTGACTACAACTTCTACCTGACCGTTAACTCTCAAGGCCAACTCATTCCGGCGTATCAACCGTTGGGCGGAAGCACGACGTACGTAACTCCTTCAACTCCGTTTGTAGTTGCTGATGGGTTCTGGCACCACGTTGGTTTAATCCTTGTAGGAACGACCATGTACTACTACTGCGACGGTGTGTTCGGAACTCTTCACACCGGAGTGGTAACAGCGAGCGTATTCAGTGGAGGTTCAATCGGTAGCCCTGCTCCTGGCGAGTACACGTTGGCTGCTTACGTTGATGAAGCCGTAACGTTGAACAACAGTGCTAACCAGACTGACGTAATCAACCGTTATGTAGCCGGTTCACTTTTACAGAAGTCAGGCCTCTCAACTGCCGACATGATTGCTCAAGTTCTAACTATCGCAGGGTTCGGTTCAATCTCTAGCGGAGCAGTCAGCGTTCCTAACTACTACGTATCCACAACCTACGGTTCGCGAAGCGCGTGGAGTCCAGGAACTGCAACTTCCGCCTACACCGAACCGTACTATTGGAACACTCCGGTATACACCTCAACCGCTCTTGACCTCATTCTTCAGATTAGCGATACGGAAGTAGGCCACTTCTATCAATGTCCCGACGGTTCTTTCCAGTTCAACACGCGCACTTACTACGGAACGTGGACGTGGAACTCAACAACCAATACAGGAACCTGGGCGACGACATACTCAACTCCGAGCGGTAACTACGTCTGGACGGACAACGGAACCAATATTCCCTACTATGGGCCTTCAACCGAAGTGGTCCGTGACGACGCTGACCTTTGGACGAGCGTACGCGTAGACCCACAAGCCGGTACCAGTCAGATATATGAGAACACCGCGAACGAGCCGAAATATGGTTACTCAACTTTAGTAAAGACCGCTTGCGTAAACTCAAGTTTGAACTCCGCTCTTTCTGCTGCTTCCTACCTTGGCTATCTGTTCAGGACTCCGCTTCCTCGCGTGAACTCGGTGGAACTGCAAGCGGAAACAGTTGTAGGTGGAACTATCGGTTACTCCGTTCCTGCGATGCTAGGAACCAACTTCGGTGACGTAGTTACGTTCAAGCGCAATCCACCTGGAGCAACTGGCGCGGGAATTATCAACGCTAGTATGGCGGTTGAAAGTGTTGCTCACACGTTCCAAGCGGAACCGGGAACTTGGCACACTACGTTCATTCTTGACCCTTACCCAGTGAGGTCGTAATGCCTAATATTCCAAACACAACTACAGCGAATCAAACGCTCACCTCAGTCGGTGACGGAACTAATGCTTCCAAGTGGACTACGTCTTCTGGCTCAGGTGGCCTTCCTACCGCTTCTTACAACGGACAGATTGCCTGGTGGAACGCTTCAACTTCTTCATGGGTTACTTCAGCATCATACGTTCCGCCAAGTTCTAACTCCTACCTTCGCTGGAACGGAACTACTTGGGAACCTGACAACGGAGTTCTATCAGGCGACATTACTGGAACGTTCTCTACAACACTGTTGTCAGCGATTAACGGTGTGAGTACTGACATATCTAACTCTCCGGCCGTTGGAGACGTGATTCAATATTCAACTGCACTCGGTTGGTACAACGGCCCAATCTCTTTGCCATCTGGCAACGGATATTCCTGGAACCAAACATCCGGTAGCGCAGGGCCTCAGACAATTACAACGACGTTGTCTCAAATCAACACGACGAGTGGTGAGATTGAGATAACCGTTTCTGGTTACACGCAGTACCAAGTCACCGTAACCGGAGGACAAGAGGCAGCAGCAAGTGCGACTTCACTGATTGAAGTAGCAGTTGGCATTGTTCCCTACTCCGGTATTACTGGAGGTTCTGCCATTCCTGCGTGTATAGCGAGTACGGTATCCGGAGCGTACAGCAATTTCGCGGTTACTTTCACAATCACGCTGCCAACAAAAGGTAGTTACACAATCGCTCCGTACATCCAGAACAACAACTCGGTGACGACTAACCCGAAATACGCCTACTTCACGTTCTCCGTTCTTGGCGTTTTCTAAATCTCCTACTTTGTTGTATCATTTAACGTATGAACGATTCACGCCAGAACATTGTTGCCTGGGCTAACTGGGGAGTAGCCAACAAAGCGCACTTCAACTACACAGAAGGCCCAGCACGAATGGAAGCCATCGGTACGTTCCCGATTAAGTTCCCAGTCTTTGCCGACTGTTCTGCTGCCGTAACCCTTTGGTATTGGCTCGCTGGCGCTGCCGACCCCAACGGACAGAACTACGACCATGAGGGATACACCGGAACGTTACTTTCACACGGTCAGCACATCTCACTGGTGGACGTGAAGCCTGGCGACGTCGTTGTGTACGGCCCAGGAACCGGATGGCACACGGCACTCGTTGTGGAAATCGTTAACGGCAACATCCTGACTGTTTCTCACGGCGAGCAGGGCGACCCTTCCTACGTATGGGTGAACGCTCCTGAGTGTGTTAATCCTCACAACTACCCACATGACGGACGCGAACCGCAGACTTACCTTCGCTTCAACACAGCGACGGTAGGAACCGCTTACCCGATTCCTGCATAGTTCATGTTCGCTTCGTTAATCAACTCTCAGTATTGGTACTTCGGAGAGGCGGTCGTTACGGTAGCAGCCGGAGCGTTCGCAGTGTGGCGAGTAATCCACAACATATTAAAGAACTCCATTTCTGACAGATTGAACGAAATCAAAGCCCAGACAGTACCGAATGGGGGAGGCTCTTTGAGAGATGCGGTTGACCGAATAGAGAAGAAACTTGACACAACCATCAGAGAACTCGACCGACACCTCGGATACCACGAAGCAATCGAGAAAGTATCGCCACCCAATAACTAACGAGCCAATCGGTTTCGGTGAACACGTCAGTTGGAAGATACAGAACGTAATCCGTCGCTGGCCGTTCATCATGACAATCTCAGCAATAACGTTCTTCTGCTGGGGAACCGACAGCGCGGGAGTCTTGACTTGGTGGAACTACGGAGCGTCATGGATGGCTCTCGTCATTGAGTCCGTCGTCGGAATCGCCATGTTTCAACAGACAAAAGCAGACGCGAAAGTAATCCGCAAAATCCTGTCGCTGGAACACGAACAGTTTGACGAACTGAAGGAACTGGTTCTTACCGTTCAGGACGAGTTCGAAGAACACCACCCGGAGCAACTTTTAGAGGTTGAAACGAACCGTATCTTCGCGGAGATACTCGCACGGATTGACCGATTGGAGAATCCAGTGGTACAGTCTAAGCAAGACCTACCCGAAGGAAACTAAATGTCTCGTATTCCTACCGCTCAGGAGAACACCGCGCTGAACGCTATGTTCGTTCCTACTACTACTTACTACCTCGCGCTTTTCACGACTGACCCAGGCACGACCGGCGCTTCAGGTGAAGTATCCGGTGGTTCGTACGCGCGTCAGGCTCTTGTGTTCGGTTCGGCTTCGTCAGGTACTACTACTTCAACGGACGCTCAGAACTTTACGAACATGCCAGCCGAAGGTTCCGGCGTTCCTTACTTCGGTGTTTTCTCCGCTTCAAGTGGTGGAACCTACCTTGGTGGTGGAAGTACTTCAGGACTGTCGGGAGCAATCTCAGCAGGTTCAACCGTAGCCTTCGCAATCGGTGCGATAACGTTCAGCCTGTCGTAATCAACTGCCTCTAAAGAAAGGCAGTCATGGACGCTCTTAAGAACTTCGCTTACAGCACGGTAGCGACACCACCTTCCCCAGCCACGTCCGGCACATCACTGGTCGTTGCTTCGGGCCAAGGTGCGCTGTTCCCTGCTGCACCGTTTGACGCAACCATCTGGCCTGCTGGAGTTCAGCCACTTTCGACCAACGCCGAAATCGTCCGAGTCACGGCAGTCGCTACTGACACCTTCACAATCACTCGTGCGCAGTACGGCACGACGGCTCAGAGCATCACGGCTGGCTACCAAATCGCCCAGACCATTGACGCCAACTTGCTCAACCAACTTGCATCCCTGTCGGGAGCAACGTTCACAGGTCAAGTTTCAGTACCAGACATTCAGATAACTGGAATCACCGGAGCAACTGCTGGCAATACTCGACTGGTAGGAACTACCGCATCAGGAGCGCCTACAACAGGAACGTTCTCCGCAGGTGACGCAATCATTGACCAGACTGGAACTATCTGGTTCTGCATAACTGGTGGAACTCCAGGAACGTGGACTAACGAAATCCCTAACTCTCTAGTGGTTCGTTCTGCAACAGCAACGGCAGGTGTTGGCGAGTTCACTATCTTCGGCATTTCGGGCACATCGGGTCAAACGATTACGCTTCCAGCCAACCCTCAGAACGGTGCTATCTACCAGATTAAGAACTTGTCTGCTTACACGGTGAACATTCTCGGTGGAACAAACTCCATCTCGGTATCCGGAACTTTGTACGGTGCATCTACGCCCTACACAATTCCACTCAACGCCGCATACACCTTCGTCTACACCGGAGGTGTCTGGTTCTGCTTCACCACAACCGACATTAACAAGATGGGTGGACTTCCACTTGCTATTAGTGGTGGTGGAACTGGTTTATCATCCATTGGTTCAAACAACACGGTACTAACGTCGAACGGTACGACTGCTTCGTGGCAGGCTCCAGCCGCATCTGGTTTGTCATACCTCATGCAGGGTCAGTTGAGTTCTACCAATTCTCAATCGGCCACAATAACGCTTGGCGCTTCGTCAATTCTCATGCTGTACGCAGGTACAAACGGAGCAACATTTACTGTCGGGCAAAATGCTTACACCTACAATGTTCCGGCAAACTCTACTGTTTCTACATCAACGCTTATCGCGTCTGGTTCAAACGTAACTGTCCAAACTAGTTACACTGGCACAATTTCAACTGGCTTTAGTAGTTCCACATTGCCAAGTAGTTCTGCTTGGAGCGGCGTTACTTACGGCAATGGTTACTACGTTGCGGTTGCTTCAGGAACTACTGCAGGAGCCTATTCGACTAACGGAACGTCATGGACTGCCTCAACAATGCCCAGCAGTAGAAACTGGGACAGCGTCACTTACGGCAATGGTTACTTTGTAGCGGTTGCTTCAGGCACCACCACCGGAGCCTACTCAACTAATGGGACAACGTGGACCGCTTCAACAATGCCTAGTAGCCTCTATTGGACTGGCGTTACTTACGGCAATGGAACCTTTGTCGCAGTCGCTTCGGGTTACACTACCGGTGCGTATTCAACCAACGGAACGTCATGGACTGCTTCCACAATGCCAAGCAACGCCGCATGGACTAGCATCGCTTACGGCAATGGAACCTTTGTCGCAGTTGCAGGGGGTCCATCAACTTCTGGCGCATACTCAACTAACGGTACAACTTGGACTGCTTGCACTTTGGCGCAGAGTGGTAGTTGGGATAGC